TATGACAAATGGTTTCCATATGGACGTAAACGCTTCAGCTGTTACAATCGATAATGTAACTGTTGTTATTAACTCTACTGGTGGAACTTATAGCCCAACATTTAAATTTGATACTGGTGATTGGGAATTTACAACAACAGCTGGTTTAAATGGTGGTCCATATGAGAAAATATATGCACGTAAATTTACATTCGTACCTTACGGTGGTTTTGATGGATGGGATATCTATAGAACTAGAAGAAGTAATACTGATAGATTTATCATAAACGGTACTTATGGTGCTGCTGGTTTAGCTAGTGGTGCTTTCTCTAATAGAACACTTTCTAGCGGTGATTTAGGTATTAACTCTGACTATTATGCTTATTTGGAAGCTATTTGGACATTCAAAAATCCAGAAGCTGTTAATATAAACATATTTGCAACTCCAGGTATTGATAATTTTGAGAATACTAATTTAATTGAAGCTTCAATCGATATGATTGAACAAGATAGAGCAGATTCATTATATATAATGACAACTCCAGATGTTGATGCAGGTGGAAGTGTATTAAGTGTTGATGATGTTATTGGAAACTTAGATGGTCAATTCGATAGTAACTACTCTTGTACATACTGGCCATGGATTCAAATAAATGATGCCGAAAATAATGTATTCATTTATGTTCCACCAACAAGAGATGTTGTTAGAAATATTGCTTTAACTGATAATATCGCATTCCCTTGGTTTGCTGTTGCTGGTATTAATAGAGGTGATGTTGATGCTATAAAAGCTAGAGAAAAATTAACTCTTTCTCAAAGAGATGCCTTATATGAAAATAGAATTAATCCAATAGCTACTTTCACATCTGATGGTATTAAAATTTGGGGGAATAAAACTCTTCAAGTTAAAGATACAGCTCTTAACAGAATCAACGTTAGAAGACTTCTTTTACAAGCAAGAAAACTTATTTCTGCTGTTTCTATCAGATTGTTATTCGAACAAAATGATACTGTAGTAAGAAATCAATTCTTGGCACTTGTTAACCCAATATTGGATAACATAAGAAGTGAAAGAGGTTTAACTGATTTCCGTGTGGTTCTTTCAAACGACCCAGAAGATATTGATAAAAATCAATTAACTGGTCAAATCTTCTTGAAACCAACTAGAAGTTTAGAATTTATACAAGTAGAATTTGTTATAATGAACACTGGTGCTTCATTTGATAACATATAAACAATAAAAACAATTTAAAAAACCATAACTTATTAGTTATGGTTTTTTATTTTATATTGATATTTATATATAAAGTAAAATAATGTTAAAGATAAAGATAACTAAAGAACAATATAATAATATTTTATTACACGAACAGAAAAGTCGTTTAGAGTTTAATATTATTAATGAAAGTGGTAATGATAAACCAGAACCTTTAGAAAAGGGTTATAGAGAATCTATTTTATGTGTTGCGTTGATGCTTGGATTTAATTTAACTGGATTAAATAGAGAGAACGTTGAGAAATATATAAAAGATAAAAATATTATGTCTCAAGTTAAATCAATTTTAGAAGATGAAGAAAAAATAAAAAAATTAGTTGGTGGTTTAGAGGCTAAAGGTATGACAGACCCATTAAATAAATTAAAAGAAAAATCAAATCAATTAATTAAAAAATATAATGAAATTGCTATCAATAATAATATTGAAGATAGACTTGGACCAAAAACATTATTAACATTAAAAAAAATAGAATAAATATCTAATTATTTTACAAAACTATATATTTATATTAAAATAAGATTACAATTTAAAAAAATTACAACATGGCTGATTTATTAATGAAAATGCCCTTACCTTACGAGCCTAAAAGAAAGAATCGTTGGTTAATTACATTCCCAGCAGATTTAGGTATCCAACAATGGTGGTTATCTTCTGCATCAAGACCCTCAATTACACAAGGTGAAACTGAAATACAATTCCTTAACACATCTACATGGGTTATTGGTAGATTTACTTGGGAAGCAATAGATGTTACTTTCCGTGACCCTATTGGACCATCTGCTGCACAAGCAATTATGGAATGGGTTCGTCTTCACTCTGAATCAATCACTGGGAGACAGGGTTACGCAGCAGGATATAAGAGACCAGTAGAATTAGAAATGTTAGACCCTACAGGTGTAGTTGTTGAAAAATGGTTACTTGACGGTACTATGCTAACTAATGTAGGATTCGGTGACCTTTCAATGGATGATGACGGTATTGCAGATATTACTGCAACCTTAAGATTTGACCGAGCTATACTTTTGTTTTGATTTTATATTGATAAACAGCTATTTACGATTTATTATAAATTTATAGTAAAATAGTTGTATCAAATACTTGACTTGTAAAAATTCTTTTAGTATATTTGTATAAATAACAGATATATTAGAAGAATTTTTATTTATGATAACATGTAAAGAATGTAATAGAGAATTTGAAACGTTAGATTCTTTAAGAAGACATAGGTCTCAAAAACATAATGTAAAATCAGAACAAACATATATTGATTATATGTTAGATGGAGTTGAACCTAAATGTAAGTGTGGTTGTGGTGAAAAAACTAATTTTTCATCAATTGAAAAAGGTTTTGTTGAATATATACGTGGTCACGCTTCTAGAATTAATAATAATTGGGGGCATAATATAAATGCTATTAGAAAATCACATGAAACTCAAAAGAAAATGTATAATGATGGAACTTTAAGTATTTGGAATAAAGGGTTAACAATAGAAGATGATAGGGTGAGAGATAATATAAATAAAGTTATGGCTAACCCAGAACGAGGTAAAAACATTTCAAAAGCATTAACTGGTATTGAAAAAAGCCCAGAACATAAATTAAAGATAAAAGAATTTTCTATCGCCAGATGGGAAAAACAGGAAGAAAGAGATAAACAATCAGAAAGATTAATATCTAGATTAATCAAAAATAATTATAGAAATAAAAAGACAAAATTAGAAGAACGTTTCGAAAAAATTTTGACTGAGTTGGGGTTAATTGAAGGTATAGATTATAAATATCAACATCAAGTTAGTTCAGCTATTTTTGATTATTTAATAATAAATAAAAATATTATAATTGAAGTTGATGGAGACTTCCATCATTGCAATCCTAATTCAATACATAAGATACCAATATACCCGATACAGATAAAAACAGTTGGGAATGATATTAGAAAGAACCTTATAGCTAAAGAAAAGAATATAAAACTACTTAGATTTTGGGAAACCGATATAAATATTAAACCAGAAGAAGTGATTATTAGATTAAAAGAAGAATTATCCTTACTTTAAAGTAAGTAATTTATCACATAATTTATCAATTAAATCAAAATAATCATAAGAAAATGCCCATCTTTGTTCTGTTGTTAATTTACCACCAAATTCTCTCATTCTTTTTCGTTTTTCAATCCATTTTGCTTTTTCAATTTCTTCTGCATTATCAACTAACTTAGCATTTATTGAAAAAATCAATACCTTATCAGCAAAATATCTTTTCTCTTGTAAATCCCTATTTGTATAAGCAACATCAGTTTTACCATTTCTTATAACATCTGATTCTGGGTCTATTATTAACTCTTTAAATCTAATCGCCCAAGATTTTGCTAAATATAATGCTGGGTTAGTTTTAAATAATTTTTCACTTGGTTTATATTCTTTATAAATTTCCATGTTTTTTAATTATTATTAAATACAAAGGTACAAAAAAATTTTAAATAAAACAAATCTTTACAAAAAAATTAAATTTCCTATATTTATTTGTAGAGTTATAACAAATAAATAAACGTTTTTAAAATGGATAAGAAACCAAGTGTATTCCCTACACAAGAACAAAGGGTAAATGCTAATCAAGAAAATGATGCTACTAAAATAGCTAGATATGAAGCAGAGAAAAAAGAAGTAACTAATCAAATTTATACAAACTCAGCACCATCAGATACACCACAGGGTCATTTTAGTGCTGTAGAAGCAATGAGAGAAAGAACTGCTAATCAATTATCTATGAATGAGAACAAAGAAAAAATTCAATATCCTCATTTAGCTGAAAAAACATCAACTCAAATATCTGATGAACAAAGAAATAAAAGAACTGAAGACCAAATGAAACTTCGTGATGAACAATTAAAGAAGAATTCAGAACAAATTAATCAATATCAATATAGAGCTAATGAAGCTTCAGCAAGGAATAACGATAACCCAGAGACAAATACTGGTTTATATAATCCAAATCAATCAAATGTGAATAATAACTATGTACCACCATCTCAACCACCAGTAAATAATGGTTATGGCGACAATTATGGTCAAAATCCATCTAATATTAATCCATATATAGCTGAATTAAGTCAAATAGATTATAATGCACCATTTGATGTTATTCCATTACCTTCACAAGGTAAATTATATCGTGGTAAGAAACCTAATGTGAGGATTGCTTATATGACAACAGCCGATGAAAATATTCTTACAAGCCCAAATTTATTACAAAGTGGTGAATTTTTGGAGATATTAATTAATAGGAAACTTATTGAACCAGAATTAAGATATAAAGACCTTAATGTTGGTGATAGAAATGCTATTATGCTTTGGTTAAGAGCTACAGCGTATGGTGAAATGTATCCAGTAACATTATTAGATGAAAAAGATGAACCATTTGATACACAAGTAAATCTAAATGACCTAAAAACAAAAAACCTTGGAGCTGAGCCAGATTCTGAAGGATTATTTGATTTTATATTACCAGTTTCTAAAACAAAAATTAAATTTAAGTTATTAACTTGTGGTGATATTGAAGAAATTGAGAAATTGGTAGAAGAAGATAAGAAAAATGGAAATCCATTGAATAAAAGCAACACATATACATTTGAACGTATAATTGTTTATGTAAATGGAGAAAGAAATAAAACTATTGTTAAAAATTTTGCTAATTCACTTAGAATTAATGATGGAAAAAAACTTACTGCTTATATTGAAGAGATTCAAAGCGGTATCGATTTAGATATCGAGATTGGAACCCCTGGAGGTGGTTCCATAAAAACATTTCTTCCACTTAACATCAACTTTTTTTGGCCTGACATCAAGCTATAAAGTACCGTTATTAGAAGAAATATTTATTTGTACACAACATTTGAAAGGTTTTACCCATGGAGATATAATGAACTTACCAGTTTATGAACGAAGATTTTACCTGGGACAATTAACTAGAGAACATGAGAAAAGAGAAGAGCAAATAGAAGAAATGAGGGAAAAACAACAAACTAAAGGTGGAAAGGGTAATAGAACAACACGAATAAGTGGTAATCAATTGAAGAATAGAATTAAATCTGGAGATATACCAACAAAATAATTAAAATACCTACTTTTAAAGTGGGTATTTTTCTTTTATATGATATTTATAATAAAACCATTAAAAATGAGTAAGAAATTAATAATAACTGAAGACCAATATAATAGGTTATTATTAGCTATAAACGAAGCTAATAAAAAAACACCTAATACCACACCAACAAATTCTTCATTAGATAAAAAAGCTGATAAACATAGAAATATGCAAGATATTATGTTTTCAGTGAATAAAACTAATAGTTTGTCATTAAAATTAGTAGATGATGTAGCAATTAAATTATGTTTATTAGATGTAAATGGAGATAATTATAAATTTATTTGTAATGATATAAAAGGTGAAGGTAAACTTACTTTTTTAGAAGGTATGATTATTATTATTAACAAATCTCAAACAGAAATGAAAGATGTTAATCCTAATGATAAATTTTTTAAAGTTGATATTACTTATTATAGAAAAAACACAAAACTTGGAACTAAATTAGAGCTTCATTTTAGTAATATTAATATTGGTAAAGCTTGTGATTTATCTTCTGAAGAAAAATCAAAATCTAAACCTGTAGATGATAAACCTAATTTATCTGGCGATACTGAAACTAAATTATCTGGTGATACTAAAAATAATACATCAGATGAAGAAATTGATATTATAAACGCAAAAGAAGCTTATAAATTAATACTTGGAGATAAAAAATTACAACAAGCGTTTTACAAAGCACCTAGTCTTTGGAATTTATTTCTTTCTGAATTAAAAGGTAAAAAAGCTCCAGGTACTGGTATAGTACCAACACTTCAATTAGTTGGTGATTACCAAAATAAAAAAATAACAGAAGCTCTTGGTGCTAGATTTATACCTGGTAAAAATATTGTTTTTTATTTTAATGATAATAAAAAATATATTCAGGGAACAGTAATTGAAGATAAAAAACCACATCTTGGTAGAGTTTATTTAGAATATACTGGTAACGATGGTGATAAATATACTATAAATGTTAAAACTAAAATAAAAAACACTAATTCTAGTTTTAATTGTACTATAGCTAAACCTGGAAAAACTGAAGTAAGACAAGTTAAAATAACCATAATAGAAAATCAATCAAAAGAAAGTTATATCCCAAATTCTTAATAAAAAATGGCAAAAAAAGTTAGTGTAAATATTGACGCACAAAAAGCACTTGATTTATTGGAAAAACAAGCTGAAGCTCAACAAAGAATTAATGGAAGCATGGCTGGTTATTTAGAGGAACTAAAAAAACTAAATACTCTTAATAAAACAATTCTTGATAACAGAAAATTAATTGCTGAATTTGAAGCTGATGCAGTAAAACTTGGTGGAAGGGCTGGTGCTGTGGCAAAAGAAAAAGCTAGGTTATTAAGGGAAGAAACTCTTCAAATGGTTAAGCAAGGTAAACTTCTTAAAGAAGCTTTATCTAGTGCTAAAAAATTTAATTTATTAACAGCTGCAACAGCTGCTGCAATGGTTAAAGGTTTTGCTAAAATTGAGAGTTCGATAATAAATTCTTATAATAAATTAGATGGTTGGGGTTTATGGAAAATGGATAAAGCCATTAAAACATCAGCTCTTTCTATGGGTGTTTTATCTAAACAAACTGAAGGTTTTAGAGGTAGTATTAAATCAGCTGCCTTAGACACTACCCTAATAGGTATTGGTATTGAAGAGTTATCTCAGATTCAATCTAGTTACAGTGAAGAATTAGGTAGAACAGTAATGTTAAATAAAGAAGGTTTAGTTGCTATGGGTCAAATGGCAGCTGCAACTTCTTTAGGTGCAGAAGGGGCTAGTAAGCTGGCTGCGGATTTTGAAAATCAAGGTATATCAGCTGAACGTACAGCTAAATTTGTTGAAGAAACAATGGATGATGCTCATAAAATGGGTTTAAATGCGTCTAAAGTAATTAAAAATATACAAGGTAACTTTAAAATGCTTAATAAGTATAATTTTAAAGGTGGTGCTAAAGGATTGGCTAAAATGGCTGAAACTGTTTCTAAGTTAGGTGTAGATATGAATTTTGCAGCTGGAATGGCTGAAAAATTATTTGATATTGAAGGTGCTGTGGATATGTCAGCACAATTACAAGTAATGGGGGGTGAATGGTCTAAATTAGCTGACCCATTTAAATTAATGTATATGGCTCGTAATGATATGGAAGGGTTAACAGCGGCTTTAGGTAAGGCGGCTGAATCATCAGTTCATTTTAATGAGAAAAACGGTGAATTTGAGATATCAGCATTAGAGATGCATCGATTAAGAAAAATAGCTGAACAAACAGGTGTTTCATATGAGGAATTAGCTCAAGCTGGTAAAAACGCTGCTAAGTTCACAAAATTAAAAAAACAAATGAGTTTTGGTGTTGATAAAGAAACTGAAGATTTTTTAGCATCTACTGCTCAACTTGATGAAAAAGGTAATGGTTATATTAAAATTGGTGCTGATAAAGTATTTTTAAATAAACTAACTAGGCTTGATAGAGATATGTTAACAGCACAAGCTAAAGAAACAGCTGATTTAAAAACAAGAGCTGAAGAATCACTTACTTTTGATGAGGCTTTAAAGAACACTACTAATATGTTTAAATCAACTCTTTTGCCGTTAATAGAAGTAATGAATCAAAACTTATTACCTAAAATAAAAGATTTAGTTAAACGTTTTCAAGATGAAAAATGGGGTGATAAAATAGGGAACATTGCGAGTATGGTTGGAAAATTTGTTTCAGGTATAGGTGGTTTTATTCTTGAATGGCCAAAAGTTAGTGCTAGTCTTTATGGTTTAATGAAAGTGGCACCATGGATTCTTAATGGTGTAGCTTTGGGTAAAGGATTTTTAGCAACAACTAAAGGTTTTATGGGCGGACCAGGTGAATCATTAATGTCTGGATTTGGTAAAATGAGTTCATCAATTTTAAAGTTAGGTGGTCAAATAGCATTAGCAGCTGGTGTTATAGGTGTTGGTATGGATTTAGTTGAAAATTTTAGTGATGATTCATTAAGTACTTGGGATGCTACAATGAAGACATTGAAAGATAATGCTGGTAAAATAATTGGTGGTATAATTGGTGGTGCTATTGGTTCATTAGCTGGACCAGGTGGTACTGTTGTTGGTGCTGGTTATGGAGTACAAGCTGGTGATATGATTCAAGATTATCTTGGTGGTGACCCTCAACACGATGCTATATTCAATTCACCAATACATGATGGTTATTCACCGTCACCTTTATCTAAAAATATAGGTAGTGATTTTTCAAAAGGTAGAGGTATCATGCAAGGAGGAAAAATAACACCTATTGATAATAAAGATAGTTTACTAGCCTTTAAACCAAATGGA